CAAGCACGAGGTCGCCGCCCTCTATCGTCAGGTCGTTGTCAGTCAGCTGGAGGTCGCTCATTATTCTGCCTTGGTCTTGGTGGCTGCTGTCGAGGTGGGTACACCACCAGGGGGATAGGCTGTCGTGGTCGCGGCGATGTACGCAGCCTTGAGCGCTGCGCCACCATCCCCAGCGACCACGACCCAGGTTTTAAGCACCGTATCCAGCAACGTGACGTAGGTATCCACCCTAGAGGCCAGCGCCACGAGCTCGCTGGCGCCAGGCCCCCCCAGCTTGACACTTGCGGCTGTGACGATGACCTCGCCATCAGTGATGCGCAGCTGCGTAGACCCATCGCGGCGCGAGAGCACAAGCTCATCAGCGCGCGCGACATCGGAGCTTAGCGCATCGGCGTTGGGCCACAGGCCTGGGATGGCCACAGCGTCATCGAGCATACACAGGCGCTCGTCCTGCGCGTCTATGCCTGTGCCGCCGTTGACCTTCCATTCGTCAATGGAGCGCGTCGAGACGATGCACAGCACATAGTCACCTGCCACGAGGTCAGCGGTGATAACCCACTGGCCAAAGCTTGGCATGACGACTGGCACATCAAAGAGCACGCCAGACCAGTCGCGATACTCGCCAGTCTCCTCATCGCCATAGTACGCCCTGTTGACGGGCTGCACCTCTGCGCGCTGGGTGGTGCGGTCATAGCTGGTGACCTGCGCGACGAAGACCTGCGCGCGCTCACCTGTCCACGCCTTGATGGCGCGGGTGATGACCTGATCTAATGTGGGGGTGCGTTGCTCGGTCATGTGCCAATCCTGATTTCAGTACACTCGACCTCTGTATAGTACTCGGCAGCCCACCCGCTGTCACCTGCATGGCGCACGCGGCGTATCAGATAAAAGCCGTTGTAGTCTGCGCTCTCCAGCTTGATGATGCGGCGCAGCCTGGCCTCTGGGTTGAGCAGCATCTTGACGAGCACGCGCCCGCTCTCGCCAGGGGAGGGGCTACCCACCATACCAGTGGCAGGGCTGACCACCAGCGCGGGGAGCTGCGTGGCTGCACCGCGTGGCGTGATGACAATGCGCCCATCCTCAATGGTCCAGTCAAAGCGGTTGGCGCGCGCCACGCGATTAACCTGCGTGAGCACCTGCCCGTTAAGCGTGATGCCCGACGCGCTGGGCATAGACACCGAGGCGTCTACGGCGCTGGTGTCAAGCTTGAGTCCTGCAAGCTCCGCGAGCTGACCAAGCACGCCATCGACGGGCTGCTCTCCCTTGAGGCTTAGGCTCGTGCTCTTGGTGCGCGCAGCTTGGCCATCGCCTGACTCAAGCTCAAGGCGCGTCTCGGGACGCTCCTTAAAGTAGCCGCTGCGCGTGATGTCGCCCAAGAAGATCAAGCCCGCCGCATCGCCATAGCCTGCGTAGAGCTGGAGTGTGGTGCCTGCGCGCCTTGTCGCCTGGGAGGTCGTGACGCTGGCGTTGTAGACGGTGAGCTTGCAGGTGTTAAGCGCTTGGCCATCCTGCTTGACGACCTCAAACGCAATGCGCAGGCCGTTGATCTCTAGCCCATCCTCGCCTGGGATGCCAACGCGCAGGAAGGTGTTGCGGATAAACTGCGTCATGCGATGACCACCCGCGTGACTGCGTTGACGTTAGGCACAGGCAGCAGCGCATCTAGCTCCGCGCGCGTCATAAACTGAAGCAGCACGTTGGTGCCCAGCTCATCGCGTCCAGGGTCTTGGTCGCTGTCGCCTTGGCGCACCACGAGGTAGATCCCATCAGGTAGAGACGAGCTCACAAAGCGCAGCAGGGGCGACCAGTTGGATACGATGCGGCGCCCCGTGATGATCGGCGTCTCATTGGGCAGGAGCACGGACAAGTACCAGCTCTGCACGCGCTCACGCCACTGGAGGTCATAGATGAGCTCTACGCCATCGACCTGCTGGCGTGTCTGGTAGCGCAGGAGTGAGGGTCTAAGCGGTATGACTAAAGACATGACAGCGCTCCTAAAATGATGGGCGTATAAGATCGCCAATGCCTTTGGCTATCGTCTTGCGTCGCGCCTTGGCCTCTTTGGCTGTCTCATCCTTGGCCTGGTCTTGCGTCTTGTCCTTGCCCTTGGCGCTGCTCTTGCGCACCTGCGCGAGGATGGCCACAGGAATGGCGGCTGTCGTCGTCTGGGTGACGATGACCTGCTTAAAGCTCAGGTCGATGAGGATGGCGTTGCCCGTGCGGTCATTGTATGGGGCGCTCATCTGGGTGAGGATGACATCAGCGAGTGAGCGGCGCGAGGTGATGACCTGTAAAAATTGAGGTCTGAGCAAGAGCTGGTTGAGCGTATCGTATGCCTGCGCGCTGGCGCCTGGTGTGGCTGCGCCTGTGAGCGGGTTATCCGTCACACCGACCGTAATGCGGACCTCCTCGGGCAGTGGCTGCACGTGGTCAGTCGCTGCGGCGCCTTGCTCCACCGGATAGTCAGTCACGGTGGCGCTGCCCTCGTTGGTCATCGAGATGAGCTCGCCACCAAAGAGCTCCTCGAAGTTGTCATCCAGAATAAGCACGGTCATCAGCTACCTCCTGGCCCATCGCGAAACGCCCTGTCAGCCTCGCGCAGCATAGCATCATTGACGCCCGCTGTCGTGGCGCGCTGGAGTGCATCCTCACTTAAGCCCGTGCCATTGATCTGCACGCTAACGTTGTTGTTCTGCTGGGGACGCGAGTTGGCTTGTCGCTGGGCTCCTGCTGCCATATCTAGCGCTGGGGATTCAGCGCCACCGCCGACCATCCCAGCGATAGCATCAAAGGGCGAGTCAATGAATTTTGCCACATCACCCGCCAACCCCTTAACCTTGTTGATCATCTTGAGAAAGCGCGCGGTCATACTTTTGACCAAGCCATCCCACCCATCACCAAGCCATTTGTACGCATCCTTGAATGCATCCTTTAAGCCTTGCACGATGCCCTCCCACGTCTCGACGGCGCTGTCATACAGGCTCTCGAACACGTAGACGATGCCCTCTTTGAGCTCCTCCCAGTTGGCGATGAGTGTAGCAGCTGCCACAGCGAGGATGCCCACCAACGCGACGATAGCGATGGGGATGGCGCCCACGATGAGCGCGATGATGCCGACCACAGCGAGGATGCCGAGCATGCCCGCCTTGATGTTCTCCAGCAACTGCGGTGTGGCAGGTCCAACGAACTCGCCAAGCAGTGAGTCCTCACCACGCACGAACCCAACAAAATCCTCGACGATGAGGAAAAGCCCGGCGATGACGCCAGCGAGCAGGATGTACGGGGCGGCAGCGAGGATGCTGGACGCCGCGAGCTTAAGGTTGGCGAGCGTCAGGAGCTTGGCGCCGTTGGCCATCTGGATCAGATAGCGCGCAGCGAGCAGCGAGCCCATCGCAAGACCGAATAGCTTGACCGCATTACCTGCGCCGCCTAATGCCTCAGTCCACTCGCGCAGGGCCTTGAAGCCGCTGTGCAGATCCTTGATCATGCCGTTGAGCGTGCGCGCGACCTCCTTAAGGCTGGCGTTGAATGCCTTGGCGTCGGCCTTGCGCCACGCAGTCAAGTCGTCAAGCAGCGGCTGGATGCTCTCCAAGAGCTGGAGGATGAAGTTGAACTTCATGCCTTGGCCGATGAGCTTGAGCCTGTCCATCGAGTCGTTGAATGCTTCAGCTTTGACAGCGAGGTCATCGGGGATGATCATGCCGAGGTCTTGCGCGTCCTTGCGCATAGCAGCGATGCCAGCGCCACCGCCTGCAAACATCGATGCGAACTTTGGCCCTGCCTCCTCGAGCAGCTTCATCATGAGCGCAGCGCGCTTGCCCGGATCTTCGATCTTGGTGTAGGCGTCTGCCAGCTTCTCGATCTGCATGTCCGGCTTGAGCTTGGCGAAATCCTTGGCGTTGATGCCCAGCGCTTTGAACGTCTTGTTGAGCTCCTTGTTGCCGCCCGCCGCCTCGTAAGCATTCTTGGAGAGCTTGCGCATGGCGACGTTGAGCTCCTCACTCTTGACGCCGCTAAAGGCTGCCGCCTGTGTGAGCTCCTGATAAGATTCGGTCGTGATGCCGATGGTGCGCGCGGTCTTGGCGGCGACATCTGCCGCGGTCGCCGCCTCTTGTAGGAGCTTGGCTCCATAGCCAGCCAGCGCGGCAGGGGCAGCAACAGCAGCCAGGGCGGTGAGCTTGCCCTTGATGCCGTCGAGCACTTTATTGGTGGTCGCTAGCGCCTTGTCATCGGTCTTGACTTGGAGCAGGCTGACTAGTCTTTGTACGATCGTCTCTCCAGCCATCTGCTACCTCGTGCGCTGGCTCATTTGGTGGGCAAGCTGCTGGGTGTAGAGCTCAAGGTCAAGCACCTCGTGGGCGCTCAAGAGCTCGTAGAGTGTCCACTGCTCGCGCAGCTCGCGAGGGCTAAAGCCGCGCTCCTTAAAGAGGCGCAGGTAAAGCCACTCGCCAGGCTGGATGTTCAGTCGCTGGGCTGCGGCTCTTGCGCTTGCTGTAATTTGGCCCATGCGAGGGTCGCTAGGGCCTTGTAATCCCCCAGCTTTTCGCGCAAAAAAGGGGCATAGTTGACCTCCAGCACCCAAGCCACCACCTTGATCAGGAGCGTGATGCGCCCCTGAAAGATCACGTCCATGTCTTGGCCTGCATTGCGCTTGACCTCACCCAGCGCGTAGGTGTGCGACAGGATCTCGCGCAGCTTAGCCGACCCCCCATGCTTGACGATCTGGTCAGCGAGCGTGAGCAGGCTCTCGCGCACCTCACGCCCGCTCGTGTCACCCGCTTGGAGCTGACCGCCCACTGTCATGCTCTTGAGCAGGTCAGTCACGACACCCGCAGGGCCAGCGGCCAGGCTGATCATAAAGGGCATGAGGTCGATCGCTTTGCCCGAGGGGTAGAGCGTCGTCTCAAAGCGCTGGCCATCGAGCGTCACCTCGTAGTGAGTCTTGACGCCGTAGCTGTTGTTGGCATCCATTTAGGAGATCCTTTGGATGTTGGGTGACCTAAACATGTACTCCCTCGGGCTGGCCTCTTGGCCAAAGGCGTAGCTTGGGCGGTCCTCTGGATATGCTTGCGATGCG